TACATATACTGCCATTATTAATCAATACATTTTTAAATATTTATATCTAAGAGGATTTATTGATTAGTTCTCTTAAAAGTAACTTTATTTCGTCAACATCTGACCTCAGTCTCTGTATTTCATTTTCTTGGTTTTTTTTCTGATCTTTCAGTTTTTTATATTGTAAGTACCCTTGAGAATCGGTACTTACAATTGCACCTGATTTTTCATCTCGATATAGATGTTTGTGACCATCAACTGGTATCATCATGCTAAAGCAAGTACTCTTAAGTCTTTAAATCTTGGAGGATATGCTTCATTAGTTCCACTCATTACTATTTTAATTTGAAATCCAACAAATTCATCTAAATCATCTATACTAAATTCATACTGCTTAAATTCATCCTCTTTACTTGCTGGCACAAAAACATCAGGTCTTCCACTATTTAACTTAGGATCAACGATAATCTTGTCAATTCCCACATCATTTAAGTTGTCAAAACCAGGAAATAACTCATATGACTGTTCAACTTCACTTGAATCAGTTTTAAACAATCGATATAAAACTCTAAAGTCAGCAGATGGATGCCTGTAGGCACTTATCAATACTTTGAGAGATGTTGATGCTTGTTTTAAGTTTACTTTTTGTGAAATATAACATGCGTTATGTGGGTCGCCTGATATATTATTTGATCTGGAATCTACAGCATAATCAGTTATTGGTAAATTTAATCTATTCCTCAAAAATCTAAACACACCATTTGAAAGGTCTATCACTGGAGACATGTTAGGATCAGTAGTGCTAAGTCGAGTTTGCAGTGTAACTGATTTTTTACGAGGTAAATCATTTAATTTTGCATCTTCATTGACTTTTGAACACAATAGTCTAGGTGAATTCAATCTATTAATTTGGTTGAATTCAACACTCTCATATCCTTGATCCACAAATGATATTTCAGATCCACCATCACTTGTACCCGAAACTGATCTCAATTGACTTGACACCAGAGTATTTGTTGTAGGTGTCTGCACATTGAAAGATGGGATAAATGCATCATACTGGAAGTTTTGTGATCCTACAGATCTACTTCCTCCACCAACTTTTTCACCAGTAAAACTAATTTGATTTATACCAGTTGATCTATCCAGTAAATTAGGTCTACCTGCTCCTCTACTAATTTCTAAGAAATAACTATCACTAGTTTTTAATGATTGTAATCTAGAATTAGTTGGTAAATTATGAGTTGTGTTAATACCTGTTAAAGATATACCATTAAACTCATATTTGAATGCTTGATCATTAACTTTATGAGAATCTTGTGGAGATCCACCAAATCCTCGTGTCCCTACAGATAGATTTCCAGAACCTATTCCATTATAGAAAATAATTTCATTCCCTATCTTAACATAACCAGTGCTGGTAGATATACCTTCAAATGTAGCAAATGGTGTTGTGTTTGCAACAGAAATTGTAGTGCCAGTTGAACTAAGATTTTCTGTTAAAAGAACTGGAATGGTGTCTGGTTTTATATCATCAAGTTGTACTACGTTCAAATCAGAGACCATACTATGATTATAGTTCTCGACTTCAACTACATTTCCAGTATATAAATCACCATTAACTACAGAATCACCTCTAATGTTTACTGAACCTGGTGCAGGTAGAATTGTTCCCGCTGCGACATCAGTATAGTATACTAATCTTCTACCATTATTAAATTTCTCACCCTGAACATTGGTTAGATACAAGGTATCCATTCCTGATATACTACCTACTGTTATCTCAGCACCACTACCTGTATTTCCTACATCTGCTGTGGTAATTCCTAAAACATCACCCACAACATATCCATTACCTGTTGATAGTCCAGAGACACCAGTAAGTTCACCTGATGTAAACGCTACAGTTGCTTTAGCACCAGAACCATCACCAGTAATTGAATAAAGATTTACATTAGAGTAAGACGTTGTTACAGTATCATATCCAGATCCAGCATTAGATATGGATTGAGTATTTATTGGACCTCCAATTTTTTCAACAAATCCTTTTGCATCTTGAGATGATGTATATGAAGGTACGTTTGATGCTGAAACTTTAGTCCCTACTGATATGACACTACTCAAACCAGAGGTTGTATCAATACCAACCTTTAATTTTCTTGGATAAGACTTCAAAGAATTATCTTCTAATCTCAAATTAATTTTGTCAGTTGTTGATATATCAGAGTCAAATAATGTAAGAGTGCCAGGATTGGTTATAAATGAACACTTATTAAGATTAAATTTTAAATCTTGAGTTTGAGTTGGTGTCCATATTGTTCCATTTTGAGATTTAAATAAACTTCCACCAAGATATTGTTTAGTTACAATACTCTTTGATCCTTCATCAACTCCAAGAGTTTGAGTTTCAATTGTCTCTTCACCCATTTGAGCGATCCAAATTTTGTAATTTACTGTTGCTGGTGCTAAAATTACAATTGCATATTCTCTACCAGGTTCTAAGTAAAGTGGAGATGGGAAAGTAACTCTAGTTGCAGCAGAAGCATCTGAAGAAGTTTTTATGATTGATTCGTTATTAGAATCTAATTCAGTAGGATCTAAAACAACTTCCGCAAGATCAGATATTAATTGACCTGTTGGAGTTCCCAATTCAACACTTCTTATCTGAACAGTTAAAGGAACTCTATCATCTTTTTCAAAGAAGAAAAGATCTATAGATGATAAGAACATTCCCGTCTCATCCACGAGAAATGACTGTGCTAGAGGGTCATTATGTGCTGGTGGTGGTGGAGGAGGAGCAGGTACTCCTAGACGAATTTCAGTTGTAGTTGATGTTTCTGTATTGATTATTCCAAATGTACGATATGTTACTTCTCCACGAGTTATTCCAACACCATCATCTCCTTTAGTTGGTTCGGCATTAGTAGCACTTGAACTTAATACAAATGTGTTTATTCCATTTTCAAATCTTAAAGGTGGTGGTGGATCTGTATTTGGATCTTGGAAGAAGATTGCTCCATAAACTGCACCAAACTCATCAGGTATTAGTCTTACATTTCTACTAACCGCAATTGCTCCACTAGATTTACCAACTAAAGGTATGGATGGTAACATTCTTCCAAAGAAAGCTCCTTGAGCATCCTGACATAATGATGCAATGTCTACATTTAACACTGTTGAAGATTCTGTGTAGAATGACCCTAAACTAAGAGAAGTATTATATGGATTGCTAGGAAATACACTTCTAGGAGAATTATAAGCTCCTGTCTTATGATTTGGTTGTGCTACTCTGAATTCAGATATTTCTCCTGTAAAGGGGAAACGAGCTTGAACAGTTTCGCCAATTTGGAAGACACCACTTTGCATCTCAATTTCAACGAGTTTTGGCATAATATTAATATGAAATTTTCCATCAAAGAATGGATAATGTCTGACACCAGGTGTTAAATTTAAAGCACTGAATCCAACGTTTCTAGATCTTATAAATGGATCAGGTTCTGATGCTGTTATAACTTTATCAACTATTGTATTTTCAGTATCACCATAAACTACTATTTTTTTTCCAGTAATAGGTATAGTTCTTGTCCAATTGTCAACTGGTGGATTTAGGGTTATTCTACCCTCACGAATAACAACCTCATATGGGTTTACATTTTCAACTCTACTTGCTTGAGAATTACCAATGTCGGATTGTACCTCAGAATATTTTAAAGTAATTAAATCTCCAGTTTTTTGTACATTTGAATCTAATAATGGTAAGTTTTGAGAGAAGTCTGCAGAATTTACATCAATACTTTCAGATACACCTAACAATGGTTTTATACTATATTGATCTAAAGGAACAATCAATTCATTTTCTTCAGTATCAATATTGATTCTAGTATCTGGATTATTTACATCAATACGACTAGCATCTTTAAAGTCATCTACGAAAAATCCAGATTTAAATCTATCACCAGTTGTATCTTTGATTTGTAAAGTTTTGGTATCCAATTCAAGCAAACTCAAACTAGTAACAATCTCTAGATTCTCTATTCTACTTTCTAACTTACCAATATCTCTCATAGTATATCTTCTATTTTCAACCAAAGTTATTTTTGCATCTTTTGGATTGTAAAGATACGCTGGAAGTTCAATAGTTGCAAGATGCATAGCACCATCTATCATTACAGGTTCTTTTGGAGTAAGAGAAGAAACACCTTTTATTATTGAAAAATCTCCTGAATATAAAGATTCACTTGGTCTTTTACGATTTAAAGATCGAGATAAAACTAATTTGTCTATTCTAGGTAAGAAATAACTATAACCTAATGTTGAATCTCCCTCTGGTGAAACCACAAGACTAGGTGCTGATCCATTAGTGCTTGAAAAACTTCTAGAAGTAAAAGCAAATGGGGACTTAGAAATATCAGCTGTTGGTGCAACTCTAGGTCTAAAATCAAGTGTGTCTGTGGATCTTAAACCACCCTCTAAAATTGGAATATCATTTGTATATCGATCTTGATCATATGAATTAACTGTAAATAAATCACCAGTATCTGTAGTTGGAACAACATAAGAATTAAAAATTATTAAAAGTCTTCTTGATGGTGCAGAAATAACTGGGTTTCGAACTATTCTTGAATAATCATAATATTGTTCTCTTTGACCCTTATCTAAAGAATACTTTTCAGTTATGTTTGAATTATTTCCTAGAGTAATTCCTTGAATTGTTGTCTGAATATTTGATTCCTCAAATCTTATATTTTCACCTACAGTAAATTGTGCACTCGTAAAATAAGCAACTTCAACGTTGTCACCATCTACTCTAGTAACTAATTGTGCTACTGCTCCACTTTCTGAACCTACTATTTTTTCACCATCAATGGTGTTAATATTTAAATTAAGTCCAGATACGGTGGTTATTTTGTCTAGAGTGGGATCATTAGCATCATTGGATTCTAAAACAGATACTACATTTACTACGTCTGGAGCATTCAAAGATATTTCCCTATCTTCTATTCTAAGTCCATAATACCTATTAAATGTTAAACCATTTGTACTAGTGGTCACACCAACTTTTGTTTTATCAATAATTATTTTATTACTTCTTGTGAATTGTTTAGTTTTATTTTTAATGCCTTGTTTCTCTACAGTAACATTTAATACAGCACTGCCTGTGTTTGTACTCAATCCACTAAATTGAACTTTTGATCCAGAGTCAACTAATTTAAATTGATCTCTTGTCAAAGGTTCTATGGTTCCGTTAGTGTAAGCTATAGAATATTTTTGAGTGTCAAAATTACTGAAAAATGCACTTGTTATACCTGCAATATTAGAAATTGGTTGCGTTGTTGAATAATCTGAAAGGGTAATCAATCCTGATTGAGAAGATACTGCTAAAGTTGAATTTGCCAAATCTACTTCACATATGTTATCAAATCCTAATTTTGCATATAATCCTGTATTTTCTTTATCTACAACAACTGGAGACGCTAAAGATATTGAAGAAATTGTGTTAATACCAACTTTACCATCGTTTACTCCACTGACAGTTGCAACTCCAACAACAGTTAATGAATTAGCACTAACAGCAGTGACTCTATTAAAATTAATATCAGAAGTTCCTGCTTCTTGATATTGAATGATAGAATCTGTTTTTATTCCAGAGAGAGAATTACCAGGTGATGTTATTGTCCCTGTAAGACCGTTAGTCCCTGAAATTACACTGTTGTTAAAAGATGTCACTGAAGGTATTCTAGTAGTCTCTAGTACTGTGTCTGCACTAAATTCAGTAAATGATGGTATACCACCGTCAATACCGTCAGTATCTTGAAAAACTGATTTTATATCTTGAAAATTATACTTTCTAATTGATACAACAGATCTAAATTCTTCTTCAGATTCATTAATAATTAATTTTTCACCAGTAATAAAAGATCCTGATGTTTGAGATAAAACAATTTCAGTTGCACCTGATACTGCCTCATTCACAAATCCCGTGGCACCACTACTGGCACCTCTAATAAATGAACTCTTTGTTGCGTCTAATCCAGTGTTTATAGTCAAAACTGTATATGTTTGAACATCAAATAAGTGAAGATTCCACTCACTAGCATTGCCTTGATATGGAGTATTTCGTAATCCAAATGAATATACCCTTGCTTTCCCTATTTCAAAAGCACCAGCTGGTTTACTAGATGCATTTGTCAAATCTTTTCTTCTACTAAAAAGAGAAACTGTATTTTGTTGAATTCCATGAATTGCAATACCCAAAACAGGTGTTCCAGACACATTATTAACACGTATTAAAGTTCCCATATCAAATGGAACTAAAGCAGTATTTACTTTTTCTTTATCTCTTGGTTTATCAAAATCTATAATTGATGTTCCTGGTTCTTCAATTCTGTAACCCTGAACATACGCTGTTCCAGCACTTACTTTAAGACAAGCTAGATCATCAGAAGGGGTATTACCTTGTTCAGTTACTTGATTTGATTCAAATATTCCTCCATTAGAAAGTCCATTATCTAAAGATTCTGCAATATTAACATTAAAATTATCTATCGAATAATTTCCTGATTCTTCAAATGTTCTAGCAGCCAAATATTTTTCTAATTGATTATAGACAGAAGAATCTTGTAATTTTTTAAGTTCACCCTCTCTTAATTTAACTATTTCAATAAAATTAACGTCACTAGTATCAGTTAAACTTTTTTTTGCAAGAGTTGCTGTTATCTTTAACCTATCTGCACCAGGTGCTGCAAAATTAGAAAATCCTTTAGCATTATCATATAATGAAGAGTTTTCTTTTGATGTAATTATTGACTCTGTAATATTTAATCCTACTCGATATGATGGATCATTTGAATATGGATCTAAAACTATAGTGCTTGTAGGAACGGTTACAAAGGTTCCTCTAACAAAATATACACCTTCATTCATTTTAACCGCACTACCAATCGCAGAGGCGTTTGTAGGCACTAATGTAGCAACACTTTCACCAGATACTATAGTGGTGTTTCCATAAGTAATATCTTCTAAAGTAAGTAATGGTTCACCATCCTCTAAATTAGCGTTTAAATTATCGTTATTTCCCGTTAAATATTTTACAAAAATTGTAATATCTGTAATCTCACTCGATTCACTTGGTAGTTTGCAATCATTAACCAAAAATTCAATTCCAGAATTTTGACCTTTTAATTTTTTTCCTTTTATATTATTAAGATAAAGAGATATTGGAAGACCTAAATGCTCTGATTCTAATCTTATTGAAAAGTATGTATCATCATAACTAACACCACCAGGAAGAACCATTGATCCTTCTTTGAATATATGATTTCCAAAAGATTCTATTTGGTTTTGTAATATTGATTGTAAAGTTGTTAATTCGCGAGCCTGAACAGGTCTTCCTGGTCTAAACAGAACTCTATAGAAATTATTGACATCATTAAAATCGTCATAATAAGGACTTATGTTTAAATTTGTTTTTTGTGACATGGTTTAGAATTCCAGTATAACTTTAATGTCTTCTTTTTGCCTACTATCTCTAGTGATCAACTGTCTATTATCTAGGTAGATAATATCACCCGACTGATTATTTATCTCGGATTGTGCTACGCCATTTTTAAAATCAACTCCCAAATCGATTATTTTGGTTCCTGTGGGATTTGTTGAAATACCACTAAAAGTAGTTTCTATTGTAACATCATAATCTGAAGTTCCGTCAGTTCCATTAATGGTTTCGCTTCCACCAAATTTATATATCTGTCCATTTGTGCCAGATATGGAAGTTGTGCCTAAACCAACTATGTCTGTTTGATCTCCAGTGGTTGGATTAAAATATAGTGATCTGTCTTGATAATATTTTAAGACTGCGATTTTATTGCTAACATCAGTTGATATAATATCAAAAGAAACAACATAACCTCTTGCTTGACCAATTACAGTTCCACCCTCATTCTTAATATTTTGTGTAATTAAATCACCCACTTTTGCTGGACTAGGACTATCAAAAGACTTCAAATATAAAGAGGATACTGAGGAAAATTGAGATTGATTAAAAATTTGTGTAGACCCAATTGAAGTTGGATTTTTAACAATTCCAATTTGAGCAAATTTAGTGTCAATCGGGAAATCTTTGGTAGAATCATCAAATCTAGCATAAACCAAAACTCTATCTGCACCAAGTTCTTTGTAAATATCAAAACCATGACCTTTTGATGGTGGGATTATTGGAACTAACTTAGCATTAGGACTGTCTGGTTGAATATCTGTTAGATCAACTAGACCATAAGTATATCCTTTTCCACCCACAGATACTTTTACATCACTAATTTTTGCATCATTACCAACTTCAACGATTGCCTTTCCACCACTACCATCACCTCTAATACTTACCTCTAAACCTCCAGCACCAGCATTTTTATAATTAGTGCCACTATTTTCGATGAATATTTTTTTTATTTGATTATTGCTAATATCAGCATTTCCATTGTCTCTAACATTTGCAACGTTGGCATCTGTTGACGTTGACCAATCATTAGGTAATGGAATAAATTCTGTAGCATCAAATTTTATAATATCACTTGGAGGCACTGTAAATAAGTATTTCCAAAGATATCCATCATCAGTAGCACCAGTGGCTCTAAATGGTTCTAATCCTGTTAATGTTGGTTCATTTAAAGATGGATTACCCGTAGTGTTAATTCCACTCGAACCATTGTCAACACATATGTAAACATTAAAATCTTTATTAATCACATAAAAATCAGTATCATACAATCTTGCTGTTTGACCATTTGGGGTTCGATTAGATGCACTATAATCATGACGATACATATCATAGATTGTATCTTTTGTCCAAGTTATTTTTCTAACAACTCTTCTTACATTATCTGGGGTAATTTTTTTACCAAAAACCATTGTGTCTTTGGAATGTGTTAAATAATTTGAATTATCAACAGGAACTTTTCTAGTTATTTGATCATTCCACTGTGCATCAGTTGCATTTCTACCAAAAGCTTTATCCGATCTAACTGCAGCAGATGGGTTTGATAATCCAACAAAAACATAATATGAATTTGAAGAATTATTTACATCGCCTAAAAAATTCCCTGCGTTATTGATTCTAAACTGATCTGTTACAATTGCCGACATTTTTTATATTCTATAGTTTTTTTCTTATATTTATACTAGGTAGAGTTGACATCTTTAAGCACGGGATTTATCTATTAAAGCACCAGTGTTTCTAATACCAGAATTTCTCCTTTGTATTCTTGGAAAAGTAGTTAAACCAGAGTTGACTGTTTTACCAGAAATCGTAACTGAAATTGGATTTGTAGACGATCTAACACCACCAGTAAGTTTACCCCAAGAGAACTTACCAGATATACCGCTAGTTGAAATACCAACCAAAGACGTATCAGTTTTGACTCCAGCAACAAATTCAGCGGTATTGGATGTTGTGCTGTAAGAGCTGATTAGATATATGTTGTCAAAGAATGAAGTACCAATTCCCACAGGAGATCCTGAGGAGGTTACTACTGAAGTAACACCTGAACCAACTGCAGTATCAAATATGTAAATTGGATCTCCATTTCCAATTCCACTGAATGTTCCCGATTCTTTTTCTAAGAAGAATTTTATAGTAGAACTACTTAAAACACTTATTGATGTAACTATACCTGAAAATCCACTTGCCCCAGTAAATCCAGTAATTACTTCTGATGGTTTAACAGGAGTTGGTGCAATTACGTTTGGAACTGCGGTTGTTGTATATCCCACACCACCATTCACAATTGATATTGAAGTTATAATACCACTTGTAATGTTGGCATTTGCTGTGGCAAAGGTAGTAGATCCTATTCCTAAACCACCATTAACAACTAACAAATCACTTGCTGTCAAAGCAACTCCAGTGTGTGATGTTGGAGAAGCGATTGATAGTGCAGTGCTAGAACCCACATATCCTTTTCCTCCATCGTTAATTGTAATAGATTGAATTGTTCCACCAGCAGAAACAACTGCAGTTAAATCTGCTGTTTTTGTTTCTACGGATTCATCAAATACTAATGCTCCAATATTAGTTGGATTTTCATAGAAGAACAAATTAGTTAAAGAGTTTGTACCAACACCCACATTATCAATATAAATTGTACTATCTCCAGATCCAAGATCTTTAATTATTCTAGCTTCTGGAAATACAAGTGGTTCAATCGAAGGTCTGATTTTAGTAACTAACTCACCATTTATGAATTTATCTGCTTTTTGTTTTATCCATCTTAGTGATTTTAAAGGTGTTCTTTGTCTTCCCGTACCAAAATCAATAATATCAATACCCTCATCAAAATATACAGGAGTTTCAATTAAATCTGATGTTGAAATTCCAGATACAACTCTAGTTTGTTGATCACTGCCACTATCATTATTATTTTTAAGTAATTGAACCTCATCACCAACTTTAATAGTTTCTGTGACATCTGTAAATGTGACATCTTCATCATTTGTTCCTTTATAGAAAAATACTGATACCTTATCATTTACATCAGGTGCCTCTGTAAATTCAAATGATGTTCCACCGTTGAATATGTAAGATTCACCAGGAATTTGTATAACTCCATTAATGAATATTAATAATAATGATTGCATATCAATTTGAGATGATTTAGCACTTTGGAAAGATACTAACTCACCTTTAAAATTAAGTGGGAATCTTTTTCTAATTCCATCTTGTAATGGTCTTATTGTGTCAATGTAATCAAATTCACCAACATTCCAAGAACAGAAGGAATCAGTAAATACCTCATTTACTGTAAATAGAGGTTCAGTTATTGGCGATGAAAGTGTTTTGTCAGTAACCAATCCTACTGGTTTAAATACATCACCTTTTTTAAAACTAAAACCAGGTCTTGTTATTTCAAAAGATTTAACTTCAAAAAGAGTGGATCCTATACCAGTGGTATTACTTCCACCAACGTCAACATTTAAAAGAAGTCCAATTCCAGTATCTGTTGTAGCACCAACACCTATTCTGGATACACCTGTTACTGGTAAATTCTCATATCTAGGAACAGGTGCTTCTACTCTAGGATTCACATATCCACTTCCACCACCAACAACACTGAATATTAATGTTCCACCTATACCAACTGTTGCAGTAACTGTGGCACCAGTTCCAACAGTATCAGCAATACCAATATGAATAATTCCATCTCCTGTGGTGCTTAAACCTGAACGATATCCAGATCCATGGAAGTCTCTTGTTCCAACTCCCACTGATGTAATTGATCCACCTGCACCAAGAACAGCTGTGACTGATGCTCCTGCCAAAGGTGCGATTCCCAATCCACCACTAAATCCGATTGATACAATTTGCCCTGCTCTTGGTAATTGATTTTGATTTACATCTGCTTCACTGATAATCTGAGTTCCATTAAATGAAGTTATACCACTAAATACAAAACTTGTAATTCCAGCAGATTCTGAAAATTCATAATTGTTTGTGGGATTTTTTTCTGTTGTTGGTGGTTGAAATATTCCATTAATAGTTACAAAAGCACTTCCTGTTGTAATTCCTGTAGTATTAATTCCAGATATTGTTGTAGTAAATGTTTTTCCTATACCAGTAAACTCAGTTGAAACATCATCAAAAATTGCATTTGATGAATAATCTTGTCTTAAGAAAACTCTTCCACTAAAATTAGATCTACCACGATCTCTATTTGATTCATCTTTTTCTAAGATATTAGTTCCTCTAGGTGGATCTGAGAAGAATATTTTTTCACCGACTATGTTGTATCCACCCTTAAATAATCTCACTGTACTAGAGTCAGTATGGATTGATGAAGATGATCCAACAACTCCTCTAGTTACATCAACTAAATTCAAAGAACCTGTATTTGAAATAGGACCAAGGTTTGTGGTTCCAAAACCTACGTTATTTACTTTTACAAATTCGTTGTCTATTTTTAAAATATCACCAAGAATTATTGTTGAAATTCCTGATAGAGATAAAATTGAAGTTGATATTGAAACTTGTCCACCAACATTTCCTGCTAATGTAGTTGTAATAGGAGTAAATGATATTGGAGATTGAATTACATCGTCAAGAGCAATTAAAGATTTTTCATTTTTCTTAAACATCTCTAATTTATGTCTATCACCAGAACCAACTGTATTAAATGTTACTGCAGATCCTGCTCTTGATGTTGATAATTTAAATACTTTTGAGTTTACAGTACCAGAAGGAAGAACAACATAGACCTCACTTGGTAAAGGATTACCGTCAGACATTATTAAAGATGAGAATCCAACATTTGAAGTACCAGGTGTGTAAATTAATCTTTCATTTCGATTGAAGAAATTATTTTCAATTGTAAATTCTCCTGTCACCAAATTTAAATTATTTGTAGGATTAAAGAAATTAGCAAATATTGGATTATTGTTATTTGTTAGTGTAAATTCTAACCCATCAGATCTCACAGAATTTATTGCATCATATTGCAACAGGGATAATGTTTCAAAACTTTTACCATAATTTAAATTTGGTGTTAAATTAATCTCATCTAATTTAGTGTTTATAATTTCACTAAAAGATTGTACAACTAAATCGCCCACACCAATAAAATTGGGATCTGGATGAAATTTTAAATTTAAATTAGAACCATTATACTCTGAAGAAAATGTTCCTATACCCAAATCATCTCCTATTGTTATAAATGGATATTGTGAAATAAAAGTATTTTCTCCATCATGACTCAAAAGAATTTGATGTAAAGCACTTGTTTTTCCTATTGATACTCTAACTATACTCTTAACAGAAGTATCTCTTGCAGTTGTAAATCCTGCAATAACTGATGTTGCAGCAATGCTAACAAAATTTGATTCAAATCTTGCAGAATTTTCAGACCCAGCTGATTGTGTATCATTTTTAAATCTAAATGTTCCAATTCCAACTCCTGTGGTTCCAAATCCAACAACTCTTGATCTGACAAAAACTTTATTTGATCTATCATTTTCAAATTTTAAAGATAAAATACTAGAATCTAAATTTGTGGTAAAAGTTCCTATAGAATTAGTAGTGTTAGTTTCTAAAGAATAGTTTGATATATATGAATTTGTTCCATCATGAGTAGCGTAAATTTCAACAATATTATTCTCATTTGTGTTACTATCTTTAATTTCAACTGTAGCAAAATAAGAATCTATATCAGAAATATTAGAGGATATTATCGTAGAAGTTGAAGATGCAGAAACATTTTGATTTGTTCCATTTAAAGTTATAAATCCTATAGAAGTTTGTCCTGCACCAACACCAGGTAAAAATGATTGTTGTAAAATTTTAACATCTAAATCACTGTTAAAGGGGTCTACAGGATTGAAGTTTAATTTGAAAGTATTATCTTCACCTTCTTCTCCTACAATATCAACTATTTTTGCCTCATCATTTATAGAACCTTTTTGAATTGTAAATATGTTGTTATTTGCAAAATCTATAGAAGTAAGAAGTTCAGTCAACTGAATGGTGTTTGTTGTAGTTCCAATTCCAGTGGAAACAGATGGAACTCTCGTTTGAACTAAAAATCTGTTAAATGAATTAGTAAGATTTATTGATCCATCTCTTCGTGCGTTATTTGTTGAGTTTTTAAATAATGTATTAATGTTATCTATTTGTAAAACTCTATTTGTTGAACACTCAAAGAAATTTGCAAGATCTTTTGTATCAAAAGAAATAAATCTAGATCGAAGTGGATTTGATAATACGTCAACATCTTTAGCTAAATCAAAATTATCAATCGCATCCACTCTATTTTCAGAGGTTAAATCTCTAATGATGGTAGAAGAGTCAACACTAGTAGTAGAACCAACTCCAACAGATGTTGATATACCTAAGTCTGCAAAATTCTTAAGACCTGTTGTGTGTAATAATTTGTTTACAGGACTTACTAATGTTTGATACTCAATTGGACTCTGTATTGTGTATGATAGAGTTTGATAATAATCATTATCAGGTATTACTTGATAATCTTGATTTAACTTACCAGTGTTATTAGACCATCCAACAACTCTATCTGAAGCAAAACTAACTTTAAATTGACCCTTATTTTCGAATATGCTGTTAATAGTAGCAATTGCTCCAGAAAATTGACCTTTTACTTTGTCATTTACTTCTAAATTAAAATCACCTAAAACTTTAATATAACTATTATTCACCTTATCCAAGGTAAGTCCAACATTATCAAAAGATGAATTATTTCTTGATACTAAAAGTATTTCACCTTCCACAAAATTAGATAATTCTGTAACTATTGTAAATTGAGGATAATCTTTAAAATTAATTGCTGATGCAAAAGTTTGAATTGTTTTTGCTAATCCTGGATTTGATATTAATCCATTAAGATTTATTTCTAATCTAAATGGATTTGGGTTTACACCACCAAGTATTCTTTCTACTGGATAGAAAGTAAATTTATTAGATGGTGAATTAAAAGTATCTCCATACTCATTTTCTATATTTTCTACAAAAATTCTATCTCCTGCTTGGAAAGGAGCAGTAGTAAACCCTAAAATTGGTGTTGCTAAAGTTACAGTGACTATTCCACTTACACTATCAGTAACAATCGTAGATCCTACTGCTATATTTGTGATTGGTATTCCACTTGAATTATTTTTAGTAAACAATTCACAATTACCAATCCCTTGAGGTGTATTGATTATTTCAACACTGTTAATTGATTGAGATGCTTGTCCAACATTTGCTATTAGAGATCCACTCTTTATAATCTGTTTAGTTTCAACATCTTGTAAAACTAATTCTGGTGGAGTTGTATAATTAGTGCCTCCTTTTTTAACAATTATTGATGATATTTTATTTGAATCTTTTGTTGTAATTACTGGTGATAAATTTGCTATAGGAGTTAAAGTTTTATCTGATGCATATTCAAATCCAATATTTAATATCTCAACATTTTCAATTTTATTACTAGTTGTTGATGATGGCAATAACTTAGCATTTATTCCTTGAGTGGATGCAACACTAACAAATCTAGGAGAAGCTTGATATCCAGTTCCCTTAGAAGTTAAATTAACTTTACTAATCGCACCACTATCTGTTTTTGATGTAGTTTTATATTCTAAAACATTTGTATTTGATGCTTGATATGATAAAGTTTCTGGTTTTGATTTAAGTCTTATATCAAAATCAGTTGATGCCACACTCACAACAGAGTAATTTGTATTATAATCACTATCTACATAAGATATTTTAGACCCATTTATCACATCTGTATCTGAAGTGCTGATAAATCTAGATTTTTCAACATTATAAAATAAATTTGAAGGATTATTAATTGAATAATTTAGTGTTAGAGTCGCAGTTGAAGTAACCCCTATTGTCCCTGAGGTGGAAACTGTATTTACAGTTGTTTTTCCAGTAGAAACAAAATCATTATTAAAATTCTCATCTTGATATATTTTAAAATTAAATCCATCTAAAGATGAATCTGATATATCAAATACCAAATTGTTATCTCTAGTTACATTTATCTGAGGGTTAATTAATGACAATTGATGCTCAGATCCTCCAATTGATACGATACTTACAATAGTAGGTGGTATTTGTTTTGCATCATAAAATGTTTCTGCTAATTTTATATTATTATCATCTAATCTGTAAACATAATATCCACCAGTTTCAAGTCCAGTAGCAATAGTATCCGTTGAATCATAGTAAACTTTGTCTCCAGTTTTAAAACCATGAGAATTTATGTTTATTGTGTTATTAGTTGTATTAATTTTTGCTGAAGTAAATCCTACTTGATCTATTAATAAACTATCAATTAAAGAATTATATTTAACTTTAACTTTAGTGGAAGCTCCAATACCAACAGATTGATCAGAGGTAATATTTAAACTAACTATATCTCCTACGGATAAATTATGTGATGTTGTTAAAGATACTTTTGAATTTATTCTTTCTACGTTTCCAGTAACTTTATTAAAATTAGATTCAAATCTATATTTAAAATAATCATCACCATTGCTTCTAAAAAATAAACCATCAGTAGAAGTAATTAAACCTACTTGAGTTACTATTCCAATGTAATTTGGAGACTTGTTTATTGCAAATAAAGTTTGACTTGTTCCTGAGATTGGAATAGTAAAAGTCTGACTAGTCGCACTTGATCCATCTTTTGATACCTGAATTGCATTATTTCCATCTGTTTTAAAAGTAATTTGTTGTCCCGTTTTAAATGGATGATTTGGTAAGTAAATACTTTGTGCTGGAACAGATACTATACTTGAAGTCGCACCAATGGATACATTAACTGCCGATGTAATACCTACTGTTGTTGCGATGCCAACAGATTGTCTAGGATTAAAATATACTACATCATCTACTCTTGAATCAATTGGATTTGATTTGAAAGATATATCAAAGAAACTAGGAATTAATTTAACTTCAGTAGAAAGTGTATGTGCTGTTCCTGAAACACCTCTCTCAACTCTTAAAATATTTTTATCATCAAATTTATTTAAAACTAATAGTTTTTCAGTTCCAATTCCAATACTACTTCCTACTGAAATTACATTTGTTTCATAAACAAATATATCAGTCACAATCCCTGCAGTTGTATTTAAAGGTAGTTCTTTAAATAAGATAGTGCTTTCAGTTGAAATTGCAGAAACGTTATGATTACCAATTAAAGGAATACCTGTTGTTGATTTAATATCTGTTGATAATCCAGATAATTCAAGATTATTTCCAACTGATAATTGATGAGTGTTTGGAACAAATACTGAAATCGTGTCCGCATTTTTTCTAATAAATGTAACATTGTTCAAAGCATCATAATTTGTCACAATACTAGATATCGGTTTCCCTTCTAATTGACTTACAAAAGCACTAACACCACTACCCTTCGTACCTGCATTATCAAATACTACAGTATCATTTACTTTATATCCTTCTCCAGATTTTAAAATTGATAATGAATCAACTCCACCTTGAGATACAGATAAAACTCTAGTAGTTTGTGGTAATATTTCATTTGATTCAACAATAAAATCATTATTCGCAAATGGATCTGATAATTTATATGGAAAAGTATTTCTAACTAATTTTGAATTATTAAAATCAAATGATTGATCTATTTTTGAAAGAGGATCTAAAACCTCTGGAATAGATCTATAAGTATTACCAATAAAATATGGATACTCTGGATTTTGCCCATCTGTAGTAATACCAGCAAAGTATGCATAAACTCCATTTGGATATTCTGGAGTTCTACAATATCTTCCATTATGTTCATCTAAATCTGTAGAACTTGAAGGTAAGTATGAATAGTCTTCAACAAAAAATCCAAGATCAAAAGGCAAATCATTTCTATCAGGTATATTTGTTTTTATAGAATATCCCGTTTTTAGTATTTTTATGGTAGATGAATTATCAAATGCATCGCTATAACCATATGGTCCATAAATTGGATTCCCATCATATGCCCATCCAATAATTGGAGAGTGTCTATTCTCTTGTTGACCGTATCTAGTAATTCCATCCGCAGTAGAGTATCCTACTGTTACAAATTTTAATTCATTATTACTTGGTAATAATCTAAGTTTTTCATATTTTCTAAAATATGGTTGTGAACTTTCTTTTTGAATGTTGTTTATAGATAACTTTTTAATTGAACTAGAAAATACTGCGTTTTTCCCTCTAGGAACTATATTAATCCTTGTTTTATCAAAAGTATAGTTAGTGCCTGAACTTAAAATAATTACGTCAACTATTTTTAAAAAAGTAGAGGAATTTTCATCTCTATCAATAACTGCCCTTAATCTAGCACCAGTTCCGTCTCCAACTACAACTAAATCTGGAGTTGAATGATATTCAGATCCACCATCTTGAATATTGACATTTGATATTTGACCATTTGAAATTATGGGAACTATTGATGGTGTTATATTTTTGCCTGGTCTAGATATTCCATTTTTAATTACTATAGTTGGTTTATTTTCATAGTTAATGATATCAGTTGTTCCATAACCACTGCCCTTTTCATATAAAGATGCTCCTACAATTTGTCCTTGAATTACTGGAGTTAAATTAATTTTATCTGAAGTTGGAACAGAGTAAATTGCGTTGATAGAAATTTGAACATCTGGATATTTAAATAATTGATATCCAGTTCCAGTAGTTTTAAGTTCTACATGATTTTTTCTAATAAAATTAGTTGTATTTGTGCCACCAATACCAGCGTTAGATATTCTGAAATTATCATTATCAATTTTGATAACATTATATTGAACCGAAGTTGATAATCCCAATATACTTTGAGGAGAAGTTGTTCCTAAACCGACAGAGGGTTGATAGTCTACCAATTCACCATCTAAAAATCCATGATTTGGGAACGTAATTATAGATTTATGGGTGGATATTCCAGTAGATGAATTGACAAATATTTTTCTACTTAGATATGGTTTTCCTGATTTTATAACCCTAACACTAGATAAACTATTTTTAGCATCTTTTAATTTAAATTTATGTATTCCATTTTTTGCAATTTCTGTAAATCCAATTGTGTTAATACCAGTTAGATAATCAGTTTGATTTCTATAAAGTCTAATTGTTGATAATCCAACAACTTCTGGCCAATATTGTTGTCCATCGATCAAACTTTCAGAGTCACTCAAATTACTACCTTTAAAAGTTCCTATCCCTAGTTGTGTATTTTTATTTCTATCATAAACTAAAATTTGTCCACTTACTAAGTTGTGTGGTTTTGTAAATGTTATTGTTTCTGAAAATGTATCGATTCCTCCACCAAAAGCAGTTGTAACTCCACTAAATTCTAACTCCCTATTTCTCCTACGAAGAACTGGTTGAAGAACTGCTTCCCCACTATTACCTCCAGTTAATTGAATTGAAATCACATCTTCTATATCAAAATTTTGTGGATCAACTTGTATCTCTCTTATATCTCCATCTATTACAGGACTAACCAATGCTTGTGTTGATGCTGAAGATACAGATCCAATTTCAATATCAGGTGGATTGATTACATCATAATTAGTTCCAAAACCGATTACTGAAAAGTTTTCAATTGATCCATAAAAAATACTATCTGTAGATTTTCCATTTTCAATTTCAACTCCATCAATTAACATTCCAACTGGTCCTGGAATTGTCTCTACATTTGTACCCGTATTTTGATTAACGTTTATTGGAAATTTTTTAAGTAATTTTTGAGGTGCTATCAATTTGTTATATTGATTACCAAGAGTGAAGGAATGACTAGTATTTGTAATCGCAGGAACACCAAATTCAATAAAATCATTAACCTCAATAAAAGCTGGTGCCTTATATAATTTAATTTTATTATTGCCTATAGTTCTCACAAAGTAAAAACCAGATGTAAGTCCAACTAGAGGTAATCCCTCTGGTTCATAGAATACCTGATCTCCTGTTACAAACGGAATATTAGGATCAGGAAATGAAATTGTTGAATATTTTCTTGTTAAACTATTAAAATCTTGAATTGTGACTGCAGTTGTAACACCAGAAATTGTAGCTTGAGATAGAGTTACTATGGTTTCTGATGATGGGAGAGAATTACTTGCCACATATAAATTTTCATCAGATTCGTTATATACATTTTGAATATTGGGAGTAAGAGTATTATTACCATATTTCAATAAATTTGAAATACTAGAAGTTTTTTCTATAACTCTTCTAATTTCATAATTTTTTGAAGAACTGAATTCATGTGAAGAATTCATAATAATTTTATTTGAAGATTCAATTATGCTTATGATTGTTGTTTCTTTAACAACATTTCCTAAAGAAAAAGGACTACTTTTCTTTTCTAAAACTTGAATAGAGTCTCCAACCTTTAAACTAGACTTATCTATCTTAGATTTTAACTTTATTGCACTTTGGGGAACTGATGAAAAGTCATCAACAACATCATAATTTGAAGATGTATTGTATATCCATGAATTTGCAAATATTTCTTTTTGAGATTTGTTTGTATTTGGATTATTAATTATTTCACCAATACTTTTAACATTTATAGTTTCACCCTCTAAAGATAATCGATTATTTTCTGATGGTACAAAATCACTTAGTACACCTGTTATTCTCAATTCTACTTTTTTTGTCAAATCTCCATTTTCATATCCAAAAATATTATCATCATCTATTATATCATCACCTAAGGCAATTGGATGATTAATTCCCGTGCAACCTAAAAATTGATTGATAGTTTTATTGTCATAAGATATATTTGTGTTTATACCAGAAATAATTGTTCCAGCGGTTCCAAAACCAATGGTTGAATCTACAGTTATTACTGTAGAGTTCTCCGAAACATCAGTGATAACCTTAGTTTTTCCAGTAACATCAAAATTTCCAGTTATAAATTCCTCTTCATCAAACCCAACAAAAAGATCTAAAATAAAATAATCTTTTGATGTAGATATTCCAGAAATACCTGTTAATATTTCAACTTCAGATACAGATGCTGTAGAGGATGAATCTGTTGATCTAACAATGGTTTGACCTTTTAAATTTAAAGGATCTCCTATTATTTTTTCTGCTACTATTCTCTTTCTTCTTACATATTTTGCAGAAGATGGTTTTATTAAATATTCTTCTAAATCTATTATCTTAGGATCAACATCATAGAGTGCTCTGAATAAAATTCTAAAAGACTCCTCTGTTCCTTTTGATTCATAAAAAGTTCTTGCTTCTTTTATGAAATTATTTACATCTAAATTTGGGACAAAATCTGTATTTTCTAAACCAGGTGTAAAGGTGTTTTTTATTTTTTTATAGAACTCTTTTAGAAACAAAGAACTTAAATTTTCAACTTTTGATCCTTGAGTATGAGCATCTGCTGTTGAAGTAGAAAATACTAACTCCGATGGATTATTAATGTCTCTATATGTGGTAATCCCACTAAATCCACGCTTGCATCCAGTAAAGGTATTTGTAGTGATACCAGTGTATGTGATGACTTCACCACCAATTTTTAACAATCCGTATTGTTTTGGAAATCCTTTTGTGTTTGGTGAAACAGTAATTACTTTATCAGTTGATGCAATACCCACGTTAAGTGTAACTGAACCTTTTAAAGTTTCTGGTGTTAAATTATCTAATTTTAAATATTGATCTAAATTATCTACTAGATCAGTCGGACCTCCAGTATATTCTTGAGAGGTATAATATTGCTTTAAAAAATCAACTGTTCCTGAACTTTCTGATAGAATAAACTCAGGAAGTTGATTTTCAATTATTTGTTGAATCTTAATTCTTGTATCAATACCAGTACTTATCATACTATCCTCGTGTTAAATCTCCGTTTGTATAACTTGAAGTAACTTTAAATCCAACACCAGATATTTGGTCTCCAGATGAAATGGTGTCTTTAACCATATTTATTGAACTACTTTCAATGTTAAATTTCAAATATAAGTCCTCAAGACCTATGACATCATTTGATTCTGGGAAAGCTTGAACCTCAATAACGTTATTTGGTTTATCAGTTGATGTAATATTAATTGTGGTTAAATTTATTTCTCCTTTTAAGTAATCAACAGTTCCTGCATTTTCAACAATAATAACTTTTTTCCCATCAACTATGTCTTTTTTCACAATTGATACTATTCCCGTCATTTTATCACTATTTGGCGTATCTGTTAAAAATACTGTTTCTGCTACACCAGAAATTTTAAATCCTGTACTCTTAATATTTAATCCTTCGGACTTGACATTAAATTGGTTACCAAAACAAAGTTCATATTGAGCAAATTGATTTATAAGAGCATTTAAGTTTCTTCTAATTCTGATTCGAGTAATATTAGATGTAATTGAATCTTCGATATTGTCAATAACACTTAAAACTTTACTATACTTAAATCTGCCACCAAATTTGTTTACATCAGTTGACTTAGAGTAAGTTGTCAAACCATTAAGAACATTTGTCTTCAAAGAGTTTACATTTCCAACTCTTGATGAATTGAAATATATAAATGATTCTAATTCAATATGAAGAACTTTCAAATCAATTATTTTTTGTGTAATTCCTGTCAATGTGTAATTTTTTAGATCTGATAATATTTGAGTTTTATCAAAATCCGACACAAAGTCACCATTTTTAGGTTTTATCGTAATAAAAACTGTTCCAAATTGTGGTGGATCAATTTCCTCTCCACCAACAACAGAAACACTTTCAGTATTAGGATAAATTTGTTGAATTATTGCCTCGTAATCCCTTGCTGTAACCGCCCTGTACTGTGATGAATAGAGTCGGGGTGCAAAATACTTAATTGAGTCAATAGACTCTATATTACCGCCATTAGATGCAGGAGAGACCACAGATATGGTGGGTGTGATTATTGTTGATGATTCCCCCGAATCATTTTCAATATTTCCTGCATATGAGAATGTTGAAGGTCCGTTTCCATCTTTTCCGTCAGTTACAATATAACTAACATCTATTATAGATTCATTATCAAGTTTTCTTCCAAAAATACCATCCCCAAATAAAAGTTCGTATTTTTCATCTTGAACTTCTTGAATTAGGTATGTAGATGATGTAGAATCTATATTTAATATATTATCAACTTTTGTATAAAGTGTTCCTCTACCCTTATCACTCGCACCTTTTACATAAATCACAATTGTAGATGTATCTATGAAAGGATTATCTAAAATAAACCTTTGATCGAGTGATCCATCAACTACAAACCTTTTTTTAATGAGTGTTCCTTGAAAAACTGTAATTGAATCAAAAGATGTTGTATATCCTTTAAGTCTTCTAACACCTCCAGCTTCTGGAACAGGAAAAAATGTAGGTATAACAGTGGTTGTTATATCATCTGGAATTGAGAAAGTATATGTTATATCATTACTACTACCAATACAAACTAGACCTGCCTTTAAGGTTGCTGTAGACACCTCTGAAGTGTCAGTTGACGTGACATCAAAAGATATCGTTGCTTGTGCAGCACTTCGAGATCGAGGAACATATCCAATATTTCGAGCAAGTGAGACAACGTTCTCTCGAACTGTTGCAGAGTCAAGGAAGGACTCATTCACAACCATGTTTGAGTTAAAAGCAGTGATATACGTATTATATGCTAAAGTATCAATTAAAACTGAAAAGTTAGATCCCTCAAAATCAAAAGCGTCAAAATCTGAGTTTGTACGGAGGTAATCTTTGATTGATGTCTTGATTTGGTCAAAATCTAGATTTGTAAATTTAGTAAATGGCATATTATCTTGTGGCTTCTAATATGAACTGGAATGCTTGTGGAGGAAACTGTTGTCCAATAATCTCAAAAAAGATATTTACTTCAAATTCGTTGTCATCTGGTCGAGGAATCACTTCAACATCCAAATTATCGATTCGAGGTTCAAAGTTTTCGATAGTTGTGACGATTTGTCTTTGAATCACTGATGCAGTACCGAAGTCACAGAAGTCAAATAGACTTGAACGGATGTCTGTGCCAAGATTTGGGTTAAAAAACCTCTCTCTGGGAATAGTTTCCACTAAATTCCTTACAGATCTCTTAATCGCATTCGCATTTTTGATAATTGTAAGGTCTCCCGTTACAGGATGAGGTTTAAATGATAAGCTAATATCCTTAAATGACCTAGATATCCTAGTTTTCATTCAATTTAATAAACAGTTTGCTAGATTTATTTATACCTGCAGTAATAATTCTTTATTTATACTCTAAATCATAAAAAAATCGCCAAAAAAGGCGATTTTTAACTTATTTAACCAAGTTCTGGGTCATTTTTTCGTTCTTTTGCCGTTTTCCAGAAATAATTCTCTTCAGATCCGAGTCCATCACGGTCATGACCGTTCTCAACTTGGTAATAAACAGTCGAAACCTTAAAATCAGGCACTTTTGGTGTCTCAGGAGTGATACTGTTGTCATAAATTCTCATTCTGTTGTTTGGATAGAGGCAAAATTGACCATTATCGAGTTCAAGAAGGTTATGAGACTTGTGTTCAGCAGGTTGTTCGCTTGTTGAGTAGTCAATTCCATCGATACTTTCATGATAATTGTCCAAAGTGCAGATATAAGTGCCTGTTTGGTTGCCATAATCCCTTGTCATGACCTCATAATGCATACTTCCGATGAATTGTTTCTGCACTGCAACGACTCCATAGTCCATACAGTTCCAAAATTGAAGATTATGGAGTGTCATATCGGGTTTTGGCAACTCTGGATCGGTTGTAAATGCTGAAATTGGCAATTTATCGAACATTGCTGCGTATTCTGGAAGGTAAGTCTCAAAATAAAATGCTCGACCAGGTATGCTTTTGGCAGAAACCCATACACCTTTGACAAATTCACCGTGACCACTCTGATGGTCGGTTAAATATTCTTTTCTTACCCATACTTCATAGGAGGGTAGGTTCGCAATTAGAGTAGACATGCTTACTTTCCTTGACCTCGATACCTTTTACGAGCCGAGTTACGCGAAGTTGCCGAGTATTTCGAGTGTTTTCCGTTTCCCTGACGAGTTTTTTTCGGTCTTGTCTCTACAAACAGGTTGCCTGTAAGACTACTCTTCATTTTTGCCATTAAATTTAGTCTCCTATAATTTCTGTACGAACATCAGAAGGGTTTGGTTTGCCTGTCTGATAAAATTCAATTGCTAAATCTTCCATAATATCAAAATATTCATGTTCCGAGAGGTCTGAGAACTTTTCAACACCCTCAATGTAGATACTATATCGATCTGCCATTTAGATTACTCTTGTTTTTTCGTGACCAACACGAATACGAGGATCACACCAGATCTCAAATCCTGCTTCTTTTGCATCAAGACAGAATGAGACATCCTCTCCACACATATCCTGTACTTCTCCAGATTCAAATACCTGCATCTTTGGTGCGAACCATGGATACTTCATGTCTGCATGTTCAAATACACCCTTCTTGATGAGGAGCCAACCGAAACCTGTATAGTCAACTGTGAATGGTTTCTTTCTCTTGGATATACTTTCGAGAGTTTCGTGATTCATTACACCACCATTGGTTCGAAAATCATCCTCATCTAACCAATGTGCTACAGATGTGGTTCTACCATCTTCGGTACAATACCATCCACCTGCGATATCTTTATCCATTAATACCAGTTGAAAGAATTTTTCTGAATTGAACACAATGTCAGAGTCTATCCACAATTGATAGTCATAGTTAAGTTTACCATCCCATGGTACTTGGTCAGGACCTCTTAACACATTTGCTCCAAGACACTTACATCTTGCAAAGTTTACCATTGACGAATAGTCTTGTGAAATCTGTATACTTGCTCCTGCTTGTACAAGATCAAAACAGAGTTGAACAAATGATTTTAAGTAAGTATATGAGACTCCTCGACCAGGTAAACAAAATACAACCGATTTACCTTTTAATATTTCTTTTGCTTTATCATAATCCCACTCTTCTTTACTTGCTTTCTTTGCAGGAGGTTTTGCTTTTACTGTAAATCCTTTAGCCATAATGTTTTGTAATTACCTTCATATCATACAATATTATATAGCGAATGTCAATAAGAAGATTCTTCGTGTAGTTCTATGGGGTTTTCCGTAATTTCTGTGTATGATAACTCATCTTTCCAATAAGAGGTGTATATTCGATTCCATACAATATCAAACTCCTCTTGATTTAAATTTTTAAATAGACACTTTTCATTCAAATAAACGTGATACGATTTTGTTTGAACTTTAGTCATCTT